TGTTCTGGTTGGTTTGAACCAATATAAAGATTTCCGTTAAAGTCTCCGGAAATATTTACTGATTCTGAGATGAATTGCTTATATGACTTCATTCTTCCTCTTCAGTATCTTCTTCGGTAGTTCCAAACATTGAATTTGCTACGGCAGGACGAAACTCATCAATCTTCTCAGAAGATTTTGCGAATAAAAGTTCTTTAATTTTATCGCTGATTTGTGAGGGAGGTTCGTCCGAAACAATCATATCTAGCAAATCGTCCATTTTTATAATCCAAATTAATAACTGTCTTTATTTATATCTCACCGCCCTTGGGGATTTCTGTGGTCTTATCTTTTATTTCGGTTGATTGAGCTTGAGAGTTTAAATCGGGTTCCATTACTGGTTGTCCCAAATCCATAGAAGCAGTTTCGGGGCTTAGAGGCATTCCAGTTTCTGGATCAACCGGAATACTTGGATCGGGAATTATTCCATCCTTAATTTCCTTTTCAATCAGAGCATCTTGCTCCAATATTTCAACATCTGTCTGACGTAATATTTTACGTCTTACATAATCTTGCGAGAAATACTTTCCAACATATGGTTCTGCTACTTGAACCATATTTAGTCTCTCATTAAGAAGTTCGGCATCTTTAAGCTCAGAAAAATGATTATCGTATAGGAAATCATATTGAATATGCTCACTTAGTTGCTGCCAATCATCCGGCGTAATAATATTTTTTAAAATTAGTTGAGTTCTTAACATATCATTAAACATATGTGAGAATCTCTTCCTTAGTCTCGATACAAATTTACTAAATTTCAGTTCATCTCTAAGAATTTCTGATGACCTTCCAAGATTAAATCCACCTTCACCATCCATTCTTGATGTTGGTACGTTTAGTGAGCGATATAGTTTCTTTTTAAAATATTCAATATCTGTAATTTCCCCTAGATTTTGTCCACCGGGAAGTGTTGAAATCTCTGTCCCTCTCCCTCCTTCGCGGCGAGGAAGCCAGAAATCTTCAAGCATACTCATATGTTTTTTGTCGTCACGGATTTCGCCAGTGCTTGCATCATATACAAGTTTATTGCGATATCTCATCATAACGTCTCTAAGATATTGCTCTGCCTTTACCTTAGGTAGATTACCTACATCAATGTAGAAAATTCTACGTTCTGGAGCACGGGATAATCTGTAGATAACAAGACTGTCTTCGATCATGCGAAGTTGATTGAGAGACTTAATTGCCTTATGAAGATAGGACAATGTTGATCCTTTGTTTCTATCTACTAGACCTGAGGTGCAATAAGTGACCGAATCTCTAGTCATTTTAATTCCGGCATTCGACCCACCAAGAGTACCTGGTGCTGGTGTTCCGGTAGGATAAGTCATTTTTGGAGTATAAATGAAATACTCATCGATTTCGGGGAAATCATAATCATTTGGATTTTCACTATTTCTGCTCACTACATTGTATTTGTCGCTCTCTTTTTTTCTTGCTTGGCGAACATAACGCATTTTCATTGCATCAATATATCTCAATTCTTGAATACCTTCATGTGGATTTTTAATATCAATTACTTTGTGGTAATACAATCTACCATCAATATACCAATTTCTATAAATTTCATGAGATTTCTTATCAAAATCTAAAAGTTCTAAAATATACTTAAACTCTTGCCTAATTTTTTTCTTAATACCGTCACTTGCATTTAAATTATCCAAATCTATTTGAACAGGACTATCGTTTGTATCCGACACAATAGCTTCATTTACAATATCCTCAATAGCACTATCACACTCTGGGTGAAGAGCCATTTCTCGATATCTTTTAATTAGATCAAACTCTGTCCTATAAACGCCTTCAATATCTACATACGAACCAAAAAATCCACTACTCAAATAATGGTCAACCCCGTCCTCTTTATTGGGAGGAACGGGGGAAACTGCATTTTTTGATAATGAATCGTCGTCTTCAATTGAAAAACCAAAAAGTTTTGCCATTATTTAATCTAAATTACTTTTACTTCAAATATTTAGATAACATTTCCAGGACCATCATTAATTTCAAAGTATTGAACTTGAAATTCCACAGCAAATTCTTCAAGTGTGTCCGAACTATCATATGATAGATCAATTGCTGATACATTAGTTGGAAATATATCATACATTTTATAACTTCTCAAAACTGTTGCTTGACCACCACCAGTAGGAGTTCCTCCTGGTCCTGCTGCATCAATTCTATCAATTACTTTAGTTCCCTTTGCTTGATCACTTCTTCCCAATTGATAAACCCAGGCATCCTTCATATATGATGTTGGGTTAGTTGCTCCTGTTGCATTATCTAACTTGCTCAATAGGTTCATCCATGCCTCAAAAGCATGTCTAATCTTAAAATCTTCATCGTTAATAACAGTAACGGTCCAAGTATCAAAGGTTCTGTCTCCAGCAACCTTTAAGATACGACCTCTGAAAGGTACATCAACTGCTGCAATATTTGATGCTGGAAGTGCAGCTGCTTTACACATAAATCTAAAGTCCAGTTTTGCATCATTATCCCAAACAGAAGAAATTTCAGAGGGAAAATCATCTATAGTAACTTCAAATAGATTTGGTCTTGCTCCGCCTCCAGCAAGTCTTGATTTGAAAGCGGAAATATTTTTGATTGATGGTCCGTTGGTAGCCATTTTAAAATCCTCCTTATTTTTTAATTAATAAAATAAAAATTAAACAGTTCCAGCTACTTCTTCAAAACTTACACCAGTTCTAACTGCAACAAAGGTAAGAGTTACATAATTAATAGATTTAGCAGGTTTCAAATAAATATCTGCTCTAAATTCATTATTATCAATAATATCAGGAGTATTATTTGTTTCATCGCAGACCACTAAGAATCCATAAAGACCTCTTTTTGCTTGAATATCGCGTAAGTACGGTTCAACAATGTTAATAAAGTTTGCTCTAGTAATCTCATCATTCAATTCAAACAATTGAGCTTGGGCAGTTCTTTGCAATGCTTGCTCAATAGTTAAGAACAAGCGACGAACATTAATTCTATCAAATGCAGATGCATAACCAAGAGCAGTTTTATCTCCAAAAAGGAGAGTACCAATTCCGGGTTGAGTTACAATTGCATTAATTCTCTGGGGATAAAGTTGATCTCTCTGTGCTTTATTGGGACTATATGCAAGTTTAATTGCATTATTGATAATTCCTCTTTGTTGTCCCGCTGGAGAGAACCAAGGATATGCAAAAATACTTGTTCTTACACATAGACCTGCAACATCTGGGTTACATGGAATATATCTAAACTTATTATTAAACCTATCATAGGTATACTTATACCCAGAATCAAATATTGCATAAGAAGATGAAGGTAAAGGAGAAAAGAATTCGATAAGATTGTCAGTAATTTGATCTGCCGATAAATATCTTCTTAGTGAAAGTAGATCTGAAGGATCTACCTCAGAAACAACATCCAATCTATGTGGAGAAATAACAGCAACACAATCTTTTCTCTGTTCCGCAATTGAAATTAAATGTGCTGCTTTTGCTTGAGACTCATACTTATTCGCAAGACCAGGACCCATAATCAAATAATCAACTTCAATTTCATCTCTATTTAAGAAGAGGTCATAAGAAGTTATCAACGATCCAAGCTGTGCTGTCATAGTTCCAGTTTCACCCGGAGTAGCATCAATATCTCCATAATCTTTTCCTCCCGATAGAACATACACCGCATTTCCTATAGAACTAAATACCGAATCTTGAGATACTTGATTCCATAATCCTTCTGCAACGGTATATGGCGTAAATCCTGCCGAGAATCCTGATTGGAACACTTCTTCATTATTTTGATTATCTGATGGATTATCTCCAGCATAAATGTATCTAGAATATTGTGCAAGAAACTCTTTATACCAAATTCTTTGTGGTGGATTAACCGCAGAAATTGCATCAATTGCTTTAGATAGATTCAAGAACTTTTCGAGTAGGTTTCCCTGAATACCAGTTACATCTCCAGTATCATCGACGACTACGACATGCATTGCATCATTTTTACCATTACGATCCAAAACATATCGGTTTGTTGATGGTTTTGGTGCAATTGATCTCCAAAGAATGTCAGCATTCGCCAAATCTAAAAATTGATTATCATACCAATCTTTTGCATAAGATCCGCCAATAGGCAAAGTTGTGGATGTTATTATTCCAACTTCATCCCAAATTTGAATATCTGTTGAAATTTCCGCAGTAGATGCTTTAATTGATGAAGCCCTATCTTTTGCTTTATAAC